TCCTTCTTCCCCGCTACAGCTTCTTCTATTAACGTCGTTATCTGGTTCTTGACTACAGTACCCCACGCCCCGTCTTCGGTGCCCTGCTGGGGTTTAGCCAAACCTAAGTTAGTTGTATAGTCTATAGCCATTATTCAATCCTAATAATTGCACTTGTCCCCGCCCCGGGGAACGTAATTTTAAATGTAGAGTTACTAGAAGATTTATCTCCGCCAAAATCAAGCACTGCTATAGACGGGTTACTACCACCAGATTTATATATCAATGCTCCTCGTGCAGTTATAGTCGAGCTAGTCCACTCGCTGTCTGCAAAATCTACGTATGCAACTGTACCGCTTGTTGCTACCGCAGCTCCGCTTAGTGTATTGCCGCCCGCGACATACCCTGTACCAGATACTTCGCCCGCAGTAGTGTAAGCTGCCGTACTCGCATCTAAATCGGCAGCGTTTGTATACAACGCTATCTTGAACGTATCAGAGTCAAAATCCACGTCCCCTTTTAACAGGTTCTGTTTACACGCTGTTGTCATTGTTTGCGTTATAGCCATACTATCCTACCAGCCCGCTCGTTCTGTAATCATCAGTATACGCCCGCGTATCGTTTTCTTGTTTGAACACTTGTAGAGACAACGCGTACAGTTGTTGGTAGTTAGCCACTATATCCTGTTCTGCCTTCATAAATCTAGCTGCCTCTACTAACGCCCCATTTAATAGTACTGCGCTAGCGTTCTCGCTTAACCAAGTCAACGAACCCGGCGTTGCGGCGTCGGCATCAACTAACGACTCTGGGTATCTACCGTAGGTAATAACAAGCGAGTAGTTAGAATCAGGACTAGGGCCAACCGCTATAGTATCTGCAGCAAATTGCGCGTAATACTTAGGCTCCCCAGTTACTGTGTCATCAGGGTACGCCTCGAATAAAAAGTTGTTTTCTTTGGGTATTAGATACTTAACCTTATTGGCCGCCGTCTTTACCGCTACACTATGCGTGTATAAGTAGTCAGATGGTAGTGTACGAGTGGTCGTACCACTGGTAAGCGCCAACGAGGTGTCTGTTCTACGCAAGGCGGGTATTTTTACTGCCTGTAATATGTTCTCTTCCGCCACCTGAGTAAACAGTTTGTACTGGTCGTCGGTAAACGTATTTTCAGTAATGTCCGCTATGTTGTCCTTTAGCTGTGTGTACGTCATGCTCATGTTGTTATCGTGACCTCACCTATTTTGGTATCGCCTACTAACGGATTATTTGTGTCTTCTCCTCCCTCGCCACCTACAGGACTCCACCCCCAGTAGATAGCTCTACTGCTAGTCGCACTACCAGCGAACGAGAAACTTGTATCCGGTCGTGGGTTACGTACAGCTTGTGGGTCTTCTACCCTAACGTCTCCCAGATTATTCTGTGGGTGATCGGGGTCAAAACAATCAGGGCAAACTTTGAGGTTTGTTTCTTTGTGGCGTATGACTTCGGATTTCAGTTTTTTTAATTTATACTGAAACCCACAACGATCACACACGGCAATCGCTATCTTGGCGGATGCGAACTGCCTAGCCATTAGCAGCGCCCTATACTTGGCACGAACCTAGCGGCTGTCTTCTCTCTGTCTTCCTGTGCAGCTAAAGTAAACTGCTCTTCGTACGCTACTTTCAACATCTCTATTCTTGGCGCTAGCTCTGGCACCTTCATAGCTATATGGTACGCAAGCCCCGCCACCGCACAAGGTAAGAACCGGAACGGCATATCACCGTCCTCTATACCTTGCCCAGCGTCTTGTATACGCCGCATACGATAGTAGTAGAGTTGATATTTATTAGACTCGTCTGGCACAGGCCACACGGTAACAAAGGGAGAGTTTTGAGTGAACGTTGTAGTGGTGCCGGAGCTTTGTCCCGACCGGTACGTCCCCGCAGCACCTAGTCTGTGTACCCACAACTGTAGGGGTCTGCCCTGCGTCAGTTTGTTTGGGATAGCTGCGTAGGTACTAACGCTTATACGGTTTAGATTAACATCTGCTTGGAGGGCGGTATCACCTGAACTTACGCGCAGATTGTGCTCACAAATATCTACTGTATCAGCCGGTAGTTCGTAATCTGCTTGGCCTTTTACTAAGGGGATATACCCCTCATCTATTGTCCACAGATTAATACCACGGTTCTGCCATTCAATAGTCAACAAGTTCATTGACCGACGCGCTGTCCTTAAATCATATCCCGTGCGCATCTCACGGCCAGCGCGTTCCCACGCCTCTTCAGCAACTTCAGTAAAATCTAAGTCGAATAGTGTAGTTCCTGAAGTAGCCATAATTTATTTTCCACAAGTACATGTATGCCGTTTTCGTCTAGCCAACCCTCCAGTGCGTAGCTTAACGGTAGCGGGCTTCGTATTTTTTACAACTGTTTTACCTTTAGCGCCTTCCCGCTTTTTCTTCTTTGCGGTAGCAGCTCGCTGACCCTTACTTAAAGAGTTAGCTTTGCTTCGTGGTAAACACCGATCCGGGTTTTTCTTATCCTTAGATGTACCGCACTTACCTTTAACTTTACCGTCAGTGCCGATGCGAACCCAGTCTTGGTCACGCCATTTCTTTAGATCACCCATTACTTCTTCTTGCCTTTAGACCCCTTAGCGTAATTCGGGTCTTTGCAGTATTTAGATGCAGCCATATTAGCGTATGCGCTAGGGTAAGTATCGAAGGTACGTTTCGCCCACGATTTACCTTTAGGGCAAATCTTACCCCCAGACTTATACCTTACTGCGCCGCCTGAATTGTATGAACGCATAACTACCTCATTTTACACTTACGAACGCCTTTTTTAGCGATACCTGCTCCTCGTACCTTGCCTTTAGACTTGGTAGATTTAGTTTTTTTCTTAGCAACACCGCCGTCAGCATAGCCTTTCTTGGTCATACCGCCTTTCTTCATAGCGGGCATCTTGGGCGCGGAAGCACCGCCGCCCATACCACCAGCTTTGGCTTTCATCATCTTGCGTTTTTTCTCTTCCTCAGACATCGGCATAGCGGGGGCACCTGCCGCAGCCATAGGTGCAGCACCACCGGCCATACCACCAGCCATGTAACCTTTTTTAGTCATACCACCTTTAGCGTAACCTTTTTTAGTCATACCGCCTTTAGCCATTTTACCTTTGCCATCAGCCGCGAAAGCAGGTACTTTTTTACCGTCTTTCTCAACCATAGGTAGTTTACCACCACCAGCAAAACCTTTTTTCTTCATTTTCTTAGCCATCGTCTGTATCCTCTGCGTATAAATTGTTAAACACTCGTTGTGTATCCCAAACATATTCTACATCTTGTTTTGAGTGGTAGATATGCTGGTTTGGCTTAAAGTCTGGCGCACCTTGTCCTGTTTCAAACCATGCTGGGTGTGTAACCCTGACACGATTGTTTGGTAACGCCACCATGTTTCCTTTGTATGGCCCATCTAACAACTCCAAGACGTGTGACTGCTTGTGTTGCGCTGGGTCATCCGCTATCTCACTGTCAGTATAGTCTACGGTGAAATAGTATTTAGCAGGGTAGAACTCTCCATCTACTTTAGCTATCCAAGGGGCTGGAGTAGCTCTGCCTATTACGTGTACCGTGTGCTCATGTGACATACAGTCCCATGGTTGTGCTACATGTGGAGGTAGCGGCTCTGGCCATGCTTCTAGCGGTGTATCCGCTACTAACGCCGTAATCGGCAAGCGTGCCCACATTGCGCCACCGTGAACATTCATTTCGTCTTCATCGTAGTCAGACTCACAGCCTGTAAATATGACCTGAAAACTTAGTGTTCTGTTTGGCATTGAGGTAACTTGTACTACCATGCAATGCAAGAATTCGCCGTGATACTCCTCAAGATTCTTCGTATACTCTCTACGTACCCATGCCTTGAAGTAGGGTATGTTTGATTGTAAGTAAGCCATTTAACACTTCCATCTTTTTCTCGCTTGCCGTAACCTAGAATTTGGGTCTTTCGCCGCTTTAGGGAACTTTTTCATTTGTCCTGCGGAGCGTGCGCAGTATGATTTCCTGCGCGATGCTCGTTTCCCTGTCGGTTTATCCTCTGTTACTGCCGTTTGTAGTTTACTGCCGGGATTTTTTCTACGATATTTAGCTACACCTTTAGCGGTCATGCCAGCGCCAGACTTGGTAGGGCGCTTGTCCCCACTCTTGATCGACATACCTTTCATGTCGTCTTTCTTACGCTTTACTGTACCGCCTTTTTTGTAGTATCTACGCATTAGAATGCCTTACGCATTTCAATAATAATAGAATATGCTTCACCATTGCCCATGCCTGATACGTTAGCGGCTATATCTCCATTTGCATTAGCACCATCTTTAGGCAATCCGCCCCAATCTCCGATAGTGAAATCATGAAAACGCACTATACCATCAGGTAAGCCAGCAGAGGCTATAAGATGATCAGCGCCAGAGCTTGCGTCCCACTTGATAGAGCAAAACAAATCTCCTCCGCTTATACTAAACCACACTCGCTGAACAACGACTGCCGTTAAAGCCTTGCCACCAGAACTTTTAAACCCGTCTGCGGATAAAGCACTTCCTGCGGTGTCCACAAAATTACTTGCATCATCAAGATCAACAATTAGTCCATTATTAGTGCTTGTAGTACCGTCACAATGTTCAGTTTGCCTAACAACTAGCTTGCGGTTAGTATTGGCAAGAACTGTTCGTCTTACAGTATTAGCCATGAGCTATACCTCCTAGTTATTAAGCAAACAAAAATGCGCCAGTTGTGCCAGCACCTAGGTGTTGTAAGTCCATAGTTACAGTCCATTTGCCTTCTGTGTAACAGACAAAATAGATGTAAGAACCAATACTCATTAAGTTAGTAGTACCATTTGCTGGGGTAAATTTAAGTGAAGTATCAGTGGCAACAGAAGTATCAAAAGTCACTGCACTACTGCCTCGGCTTTCAACTACTTGCCCTGCTTCAAACGTGTCAGTACCAGCGCAATCAAAGCGTAAGAACGCTGTGCCGCCAGTGGTGTCTACACTTTGTACGTGTGTGCAAATAGTACCTAGAGTAGCCGCTGGTAGGGTAGTTATTTGTTGCGCGTCACCCGCAAAGTTATTGATGCTAATACCTGCCGCGTACGTTTTAGTCGCGCCTGTAGCTACCGTAGCAACTGCTTGACCTGCTAAAGAAGGTTTGTTTGGTCGGATAGTGATAGCACCCGTAGTGCCGTCTTTTGTAATACTAGTAAAGCCATTTTCCGAGCGGACTGGCCCTTGAAAAGTTGTATTCGCCATGTTGTTCTCCTGTCTTGGCTAGTGTCTACCCACGGAA